CAGAACCAGCGCGGCACCGTGATGGACGCGATATGGGGCAAGAAGTGCATCGGAGAGTATGCGATGAGTATTATTTTCCCCGTTTAAGCCCTAACTATAGGCCGGTCCAGGCTGGCCTAATTTATAAGGATATAAAAATGAGCGTTTCAACTCCTGTAGTAAATGCCGGTTTCAAATACATCAATGGTATGCGTCTTGCTTATGTAAGTGCGACAACCATGACTGTAGCTGCTGGCCAATGTCGTAACTCGACTGATGTTAATGACATCACAATCGATAGCGCAATCACCATTAACACCGCTGTAAACGGGGCGGCTGGCTTAGACCAAGGGTCTATGGCTAACGACACGTTCTACGCTGTGTATGCGATTGCTGACAGCTTGAAAAACAACGCTGCAAGCGCGTTGATTTCTGCTGACCTTAGCTCTCCATTGTTGCCAGGCGGGTACAACATGTACTTCCGTATTGGGTACATTAAATCTAGCGGCGCAGCGGCAATCTTACCTTTCCGTCAAGACGGCGTAAGTGTTGACCGATGGATGTGGTATGACGCGCCAATCGCGACGGACATCACCAACGGTTCTTCTGCAACATATGCTGCGGTTGACGCTAGTGGTGGCTTGCCGTCTTCAACAGCAACAATGGTTAACTGGTATTGCAAATTTACCCCAACGGCTGGCGATGACGCTTTGGTATTAGTACCAGGTACATCTACAGCTGCATTGGGTTACGCAACCATGTCTGGCTCTGTAGCTGCGGTTGTTAAGACTGGTAACTTGATTTGCCCAACAGACTCACCAAACACAGACGCGATTGACTACAAAGTCACCGGCTCTGCTGTTGCGATTTCTGTTGCTGCATACTTAGACCAGTTGGGTTAATCACATAAGGAATTGTTATGGCCTACACGACCTTGCAGTTAATTAACAACGCCTACTATGAGTCGGGCATTGTTTCACGAGGGTTTGAAACCGTTAGTGGACAGCAAGCGACTGACGGCCTGGAATTCCTTAATGATTTATTACAGGATAAGACTGTCGAGAATGGTCTTATCCCGTATTATGAAAAGTACAACTTCACCGCAGTTGCGGGACAAGAAGAGTACTTCATTGAGAATTTGATCGAGGTAGAGACGTTCGTCTTTTACATCGACACGGTTCGCTATCAGACTCAGAACCGAGCGAGACGCGAGTACTTTGGTAGCTCCAGGGCTGATAACATTCAGTCACTACCTGGTAGCTGGCACATGGAGCGATGCTTCGGTGGTGCTAACCTTTACATTTACTTCAAGCCAAACACGACTTACCCCTTAGAGATTTGGGGCCAGTTCCGGCTTAACGAGGTGGTGATTAACCAGGACTTATCATTAACCCTGGACAGGTTTTACATCAACTACTTGAAGTTCGATTTAGCCGTCAGATTATGCGCTGAATACAATTATTCCGTACCTCCTGGCGTAGCTTCTCAGCTCAAGAAATACGAAGATAAAATAAGCAAGAAAAGCGGCCCGATGGATATGCAGCTTACGAAGCTTAGTAGCTTGCAGCGACGAGGCGGTATAAATTATGCACAGGTAAATCTTGGCCACGGCTGGGTGTCGTGACTGTGGTATTATGGTATTGAAAGGGGATGGCATTTATGGAATAATATTCTTTTTAATCGGAGAGTATTATGAGATATAGATTTTATGAATGCAGTACACATGGACGATTGATTGACGAAGGGATGAAAGCGGTTAGAAAAGGTGTAGATAAAGAAATTTACTGTAATAAATGTGGCAAGCAAGCGGAAAGAAAGTTTATTGTCGTTTGCAAGAAGCATGGTGAATTGACATCGGATGAGATTAAATATAACGGTAAAGGGCATGGAGTATGCAGACTTTGCCATCGAGAAGGCGCCAATAAAAGACGCAATAGTAATCGTCCTGAATTTAACGCTAAAATGGCAAATGATAGAGCCGCCAACCCAGAAAAATGGGATAAGATATATAAGAAAGCGTACCAGAATAAACGCGAGGAGCATGGCGATTTATTAAGCCTTATTAAAGTTTGCGAAAAGCGTAAAATTACACTTGAGCAATATTTTAGTATGGTAGAGAAGCAAGATAATAAATGCGGTATTTGTAGAAAAGAAGAGACGTGTATTGACGGTCGCTCTAAGGATAAAAGCCCAAGACGTTTATCAATAGACCATTGTCATAGGACAGGGAAAGTCCGAGGGTTGTTGTGCCATGCGTGCAACACAGCTATAGGGAAGTTTAAAGATGATATTGAACTACTACAGAAAGCAGTTAAATACATTACTCAGCATAGCTAGAGCGATTAGCTTTGTAGTTGGGGTCTCATAGCATGATAATGACTCCTAATGCACAACAAATACCCGTTAAGATTGTTGGCTCAAGCAAGTTCGGTCGCCACCCTATCATCTCGGATGAGCGGACATGGAACATGTACATCTCGGATGATTGGTTTATTAACTTCGCCGGTTACGAAGAAGCTAAGGCTGTAATCGGGGCTAGTGACGAAGGTCGCGGCTTATTCCATTCCACACGTGGTAACTTTTTGATAGCTGTATTCGGCGGTAACGTTTATCGCATAAACTCAAATCTGACGTATAAATTCCTCGCAAGCTTGAAGCGCACGACCGGTGAAGTCTTCATGGACGAAAACTTAAGCTCACAGGTCTGCTTGGTTGATGGAACTTCGACCGCTTATATTTATAATTACGCCTCAGAAGTTGATGCGATGTCTACTGTTGATTTTGGAATGCCAACCCAAGACTTCATCCCGAATTATGTTACCTATCAGAACACGCATTTTATTTTTGGTAACGGCAAGACTGACTCTAGTGGTTCACAGTGGTACGTTTACAAGACAGGCTATACCAGCGGGTCGCCCGCTACAGCTTACAACCTGACGTATGTTCAGACTTTAACGTTACAGACAAAGCCTGACTTTGCTAAGGCTGCTATACGCATACCTAGTCACGGTAACAACCTTTTGGTTTTAGGTTCGATTGTTGGTGAGATTTGGACAGACGTTGGTGGGCTACAGGTTTACCAGCGCAACTCGTCCATCAACATAGACTACGGCGTTGCTAGCGTGTCTACAATCGCCGCCAGTGATGATATGGTTGCATGGCTTGGAATTAACGAGAAGTCGAGTGCTGCCATCATGGTTATGGCTGGGGGTAAGGCTGAACGTATATCGACCGACGGAATCGACTTTTTGTTATCGACCGTTAATCGCCCAGACTTATCGACGGCTATGTTTTATCGGCAGGACGGTCATGTATTTTATATCTTAACCTTCTTTGGTGAAGACGATGATTTCTCAATTGCGTATGACTTTACGACCAATAAATTCTTTGATTTAACTGATTGGGATTTCACGCATCATCCAGCGCGTCAAATGGCGTTCTTTAACAATCACATCTACTTTGTATCATTGAAGCAAGGTAGCCTGATGCGGATGAGCACAGCCATTACGGATATGTCTACAAATAGCACAAACCAATATGAGATACCACGCATTCGTAAGTGCGATACCTTTAGGCTCCCTGGTAGCGAACGGTTTATCGTTAACCAGTTTGCGTTTACGATTGAAAACGGTGTTGACCCAGGCGTAACTTTTACAGAAACATGCAGTGGTTACGTGCTTAATGAGCTTACTGGCGACTTTATTTATACCGAAGAAGGCGACCCTATATTCACTGAAGATGGTGGATGCTCAACCTACAGGCCACGTATTGACGTAAGCTTATCTAAGAACGGCGGCCATACCTACGGCAATCCGAACAGCTACTATATGCACGCCACTGGAAAGTATAATAACCAACCTCGGTTCCATAGGCTTGGGCAAGCTAACCAATTCACGATACACATGCGGTTCTGGGGTTTGGGATCGTTTGTAGTTCAGAACGGAGTCTTGGAGGTACGACAATGATTATCCCAACATTCGCCAACGTTCAGTACACCGACAAGGATGGATACCTGACAAGTGCTATGCAGATGTATAATGACCAACTGAATAATACACTGCGTAATGGGTTGTCGGACAATGGATGGACGTTGCCTATTGTTACAGCAGCGGAGTTAGCGACACTTGAGGCGTTGCCGACTATTGATAAGATGCCAAATGGTACCTTATGGGTTGTAATAGATGCAGACCCGCCTACAGCAGTTCCTGAGCTTGTCGTTAAATTGGATGATGGCACAGGATTAGGAGTCAGTGCATTATATAAATTAACGAAGTCAGCTTACCCATAAGGATATGAGATGAGCATATTAAGTAAATTATTTGGTGGTGGTGGTGGAAGCTCTAACCCAGCTAACGCGGCGATGCCGTATCTTAATCAAATCCCCCAAGTTGGGCATAACGCCTACGACCCTTATATATCTCAAGGGCGCGGTGCTGATGCACGTCTTGGCGGTGAATACGAATCTATGATGGGCGACCCAACAGCGTTTATTAATAAACTTATGGAAGGCTATGAGCCGTCTAAAGGATATCAATTCCAGAAAGGCCAACTCACTAACGACATGAGCAACACAGCCGCTGCCGGTGGCGTTGCTGGTACCCCGTTAGACCAAATGAATCAAGCTGAAGGCATCCAGGGGCTGCTCTCCAAAGACATGCAGCAATACCTGACTAACGCCCTAGGTATTCATACGCAAGGCATGGAAGGCGAGCAAGGATTCTCTAATCGTGGCTACAACGCTTCGGGTAGCTTAGCTGATATATTAGGTGGCTCATTGAATCAACAAGGTGGTTTGGCATTCCAAGGGCAGCAGCAACAAAATGCTGACCGCACAGCTATGATTGGAGCATTAATGAAGGCATTAGGTCTGGGTGCTGGAGCATATTTCAATCCCGCGGGAACTGCTGTGGGATTACTTGGAGGCTCTTAATATGTCGATTAACTTCACTGATTTTTCAAAAGCGCCAATCCAAGACTCGCCTGTTAAGACGATGTTCGAGGACGCACTGAAAGGCTACCAGATGAGTCAGGAGCCTAGCCGTATGGCGCGTGACGCTAAGAAAGAAGCGTTAGCTAACAGCTTGCAGGAATTGGCGTTGAAGCATAAGCCTACGGAATATACTTTGGAAGATGCGTTAAAGCAGTCTCAGATTAATAAAAATAATCAGCCAGTAGGCTCTTCCTTGAAACCAAGCGGGGATGTAGCTAATCGCCTTTTTATTGACGAATTAAAGAAAACCAACCCAGACGCAGCCGCGCATTTAGAGCAAGTGTTTCAGCAAGGACAAGACCAAAAACAAAGTCGTGCAGACAACCAAACAAAATATAGCAATGCTTTAGCTTATAAAACGATGCCTGCCGCTGAGAAAGAGCGCTCTATTGCTAACGTTGTCGGGATGGGCGTAGACCCAATGGAAGCATCTCAGATGCTGGCTGAAGGCAAAACGTTGAAAGACATCGCTGAAGACAAAGGCTTTACATTAAGTGAAGTCAATCCGAGTTACGCGTTAACTGGCGGGGAAATTAAAGATAACCGAAGACGTAACGCTTATAATGCTGAGATGAATGTTGTTGATAAAGAAATTCAAAAAGGGTTAGCCCCTTATACTAAAAAAGTGAAAGGTCGATCTTTTGAGCAAATTCTTGATTCATTGGATGAGCTTGCGGAGCCCACTCCGATCGTGACTGGGAAAC